CCGCCGACCGCAGCCTCGCCGCCTGCCTCGCCGCCGGGGTGGACTCGCTGATCGAGCGGCACCCCATGGTCGAGGGCACGACGTGGGAGGAGTCGGAGGCCCCGCGCCCGCCGCGCGGCCCCCGGCTGCTCGGCTGAGGCACCCCGGCGCGGATAGTCCGGACCGGTAATTTCCGTTCGCCCAGCGAATCCCTATATTGAAAATCGGCGCAGGCGCGTCCGCCGACCGTTCCTTGCTTTTTCACGCGGCACCCCGGCCGGCGATGGACTGATACGGCAGTAAGCATTACCTTTCTGTCAGTTGAACAAAGAGCGCGCGGCCGTCCGGCGCGCCGATTCGGGGATGGAAAGATGGCCCTCGCCACCGTGACTCTCGAGGACAAGTACGCGCTCGAGCAGGGGCGCGTGTACCTCACCGGCACCCAGGCGCTGGTGCGCCTGCCGATGATGCAGCGCCAGCGCGATCTGGCCGCCGGGCTGAACACCGGCTGCTTCATCTCGGGCTACCGCGGCTCGCCGCTGGGCGGGCTGGACCAGAACCTGTGGAACGCTAAGCTGTTCCTGGAGAAGAACCACATCGTCTTCCAGCCCGGCGTGAACGAGGAGCTGGGCGCCACCGCGGTGTGGGGCAGCCAGCAGGTCGGCATGTTCCCCGGCGCCAGGTACGACGGCGTCTTCGCCATGTGGTACGGCAAGGGGCCGGGCGTGGACCGCTCCGGCGACGTGTTCAAGCACGCCAACGGCGCGGGCACGTCGCGGCACGGCGGCGTGCTGGTGCTGGCCGGCGACGACCACAACGCCAAGTCCTCCACCTTCCCGCACCAGTCCGAGCACGCCTTCATGCACGCCATGATCCCGGTGCTGAACCCGGCCGGGGTGCAGGAGATCCTCGACTACGGCCTGATCGGCTGGGCGATGAGCCGCTGGTCCGGCTGCTGGATCGCCATGAAGACCATCGCCGAGACGGTGGACACCTCGGCCTCCGTCACCGTCGATCCGCACCGCGTGCACCCGGTGATCCCCGACGACTTCCCGATGCCGATGGGCGGCCTGAACATCCGCTGGCCCGATCCGCCGCTGGAGCAGGAATACCGGCTGATGAAGCACAAGCTGTACGCCGCCCTGGCGTTCGCGCGTGCCAACAAGCTGGATCAGGTGGTGATCTCCTCGCCGCGCCCGCGCTTCGGCATCGTCACCACCGGCAAGAGCTACCTGGACGTCCGGCAGGCCTTCGACGAGTTGGGCATCAGCGAGGAAATGGCCGCCGACCTGGGCATCACCGTCTACAAGGTCGCCATGCCCTGGCCGCTGGAGCGCGAGGGTGCGCGCCACTTCTGCGAGGGGCTGGAGGAGGTCGTCGTCGTCGAGGAGAAGCGCGCGGTCATCGAGAACCAGCTGAAGGAGCAGCTCTACAACTGGCACCCGGACGTCCGTCCGCGCGTCGTCGGCAAGTTCGACGAGCACGGCGAGTGGATCCTCCCCTCTGCCGGCGAGCTGTCGCCGGCGCAGATCGCCGTGGTGATCGGCCGCCGCCTGCTGCGCTTCGTAGACAACGAGCGGATCCGGCAGCGCGTCGACTTCCTCGACGCCCAGGAGAGGCAGAAGGCGCACGTCGCGCGCATCGTGCGCAAGCCGACCTTCTGCTCCGGCTGCCCGCACAACACGTCCACCGTGGTGCCGGACGGCAGCCGCGCGCTCGGCGGCATCGGCTGCCACTACATGGCGACGTGGCTGGACCGCAAAACCGACACCTTCACCCAGATGGGCGGCGAGGGCGTGCCGTGGGTCGGTCAGGCGGCGTTCACCGAGGAGAAGCACATCTTCGCCAACCTCGGCGACGGCACCTACTACCACTCCGGCATCCTGGCGATCCGGCAGGCGATCGCGGCGAAGGTGAACATCACCTACAAGGTGCTGTTCAACGACGCCGTCGCGATGACCGGCGGCCAGCCGGTGGACGGCACGCTGACCGTGTCCTCGCTGGCCAAGCAGCTCACCGCCGAGGGGGTGAAGCGCATCGTGGTCGTCTCCGACCAGCCGGAGAAGTACGGCGCCGACGCCGGCCTGCCGCCCTTCACCGCGGTCGAGCACCGCGACGACCTCGACCGCGTGCAGAAGGAGATGCGCGAGGAAGGGGGCGTTACCGTCCTGATCTACGACCAGACCTGCGCCACCGAGAAGCGCCGCCGCCGCAAGCGCGGCAAGATGGTCGACCCGGCCAAGCGCACGGTGATCAACGAGCTGGTCTGCGAGGCGTGCGGCGACTGCTCGGTCAAGTCGAACTGCGTGTCGGTCATCCCGGTAGACACCGAGTTCGGCCGCAAGCGGCAGATCGACCAGTCCACCTGCAACAAGGACTTCTCCTGCGTGAAGGGCTTCTGCCCCAGCTTCGTCACCGTCGAGGGCGGCCAGCTGCGCAAGCCGCAGCCGGCGGTGAAGACCGGCGTGGACGCCTCCCACTTGCCCGACCCGGTGCTGCCGTCCATCGACGAGCGGCCGTGGAGCATCTACATCACCGGCGTCGGCGGCACCGGCGTGGTGACGGTGGGCGCGCTGCTCGGCATGGCCGCGCACCTGGAGGGCAAGGGTGTCGGCGTGCTCGACATGACCGGGCTGGCCCAGAAGGGCGGCGCGGTGACCAGCCACATCCGCATCGGCAAGGCGCCGGAGGACATCCACTCCGTCCGCATCGCCGCCGGCGGCGCCGACGCCGTGGTGGCCTGCGACGTGGTGGTGGCCGCCGCCGGCGACGGCCTGTCGAAGATGGCGGCCGGGCGCACCCGCGCCGTGGTCAACACGCACGAGCTGATCACCGCCGACTTCACCAAGCAGCGCGACCTGACGGTGCCGGTCGGCGACCTCGTCGGCGACATCGCGCAGGCCTGCGGCGGCACGGACCGCGTGAACGCGGTGGACGCCACCGGGCTGGCCACCGGCCTGCTCGGCGACAGCATCGCGTCGAACCCGTTCATGCTCGGCTACGCGTGGCAGAAGGGGCTGATCCCGCTGTCGGCGGAGGCGCTGCTGAAGGCCATCGAGCTGAACGGCGCGGCCGTGGAGATGAACCGCCAGGCGTTCCTCTGGGGCCGTCTCGCGGCCCACGACCAAGCCGCCGTCGAGGCCGCCGCGACCCCGACGGAGAGCCGGAGCGACGCCCCCATCGACGCCCAGCGCCGCGTGTCCGAGACGCTGGACGAGGTGATCGAGCGCCGCACCCGCTTCCTGACCGAGTACCAAGACGCCGCCTACGCCAGCCGCTACCACGCGACGGTGGACTGGACCCGCCGGGTCGAGGGGCAGAAGGTGCCCGGCTCGACCGTGCTGACCGAGGCGGTGGCGCGGTCGCTGTTCAAGCTGATGGCCTACAAGGACGAGTACGAGGTGGCGCGCCTCTACACCGACACCGGCTTCTTCGAGAAGCTGGACCGGATGTTCGAGGGCGACTGGAAGGTCAAGTTCCACCTCTCCCCGCCGGTGCTCGGCCAGACCGGCGAGGACGGCGTCGGCGAGCCGAAGAAGCGGGAGTTCGGCCCGTGGATGCGCAAGGCGATGGTCTGGCTGGCCAAAGGCAAGCGCCTGCGCGGCACGCCGCTCGACCCGTTCGGCTGGCTGCCGGAGCGCAAGATGGAGCGCCAGCTGATCGCCGAGTTCGAAGGCACGGTGGGCGAGATGCTGACCAAGCTGGACCGCTCCAACCTCGGCCTCGCGGTGGAGATCGCCAAGGTGCCGATGGACATCCGCGGCTACGGCCCGGTGAAGGAGCGCAACCTGACCGCCGCCAAGGCCCGCGAGGCGGAGCTGCTGAGCGCCTTCCGCGCTCCGGCCACGCCGCAGCCGATGGCGGCGGAGTAGCTGGAAAGGTCTCCACGACGGTCCCCCCTCCTGACCTCCCCCCACTTCGCGGGGGAGGAATTGAATGTAGCGCGCCGTTTGAATCTGGACTGCGGGACAGTTGAAATTGGAGCACTCCAACATGGCCTCAAACGCGTCTAAGACGGCTCTCAGAGAGATGCCCGAATCAACGACGCGCGGCCAATGTCCCAAAGGCCCACGGCAAGCGGTTCCGTGATCAGGCGGAGACAATCGCCGCCCGACGGAACAGGTCGTCGATGCCCCCCCCCACGGCGAAAGGCCCTGCCCAGCCCCGATCACGCACCAGCCCGGTCGGGGTGGAGTGTTGTCGGGGAGGCGCTACAGCGTGGCCGCGAGGCGGAACACGTCGTCCACCTGCTCGGCCGTCGCCAAGCCGGCGGCGATCATAGCCTGCACCAGCGGGTCGCTGCGCATGGCGACGCTCATGGTCGCCCAGGTGACGCGCGCCGCGACGCCCTCTGCCGGCGGCATCGTCGCAAACAGCCCCTCCAGCATCGTCGGCACGGCGCCGGTCTGCGCCGCCGCCACCGCTTCGTCGGCGGTGATGAAGCCGCCGGCCAGCAGTGCCAGCAGGATCTGGCGCCGCGTGACCGACTGCGGCACCGCATCGGGGGCCTGGGGTGCCGGCTGGGTTTCTGGCGGGCTCGGCATCGGCACGGGAGCGCCGGGAGAGAGCATGGTCGGCATCATCACCTCCACTGGGCGTAAACGCCCTTGATCAGTTGGCTTTTGCTGTTAGCCATTGCGGCCCTCCACCGGAACGACGAGCCGGCCACGGCGCCCGACAGATCGACCTCGGCGGCGAGAATGTTCGTGGTGGCGTCGAAAGCCGCCTTGTGCGCCAGCACGGCCGGCGTCCAGTTGGCGCCGTCGTCGATGCTGATGCTCGCCGTCAGGTCCGTGTTGAGCGTCACCGAGGATATCGGCTTGTGCAGCAGCACGATTTCCGACCGCACCGGCACGATGCCGGCGGAGAAGGGAATGGAGGTGGCGGTCCCGCTCGCAGCGGTCACGGCCTCGACCATCTCGAACTCCGCGCACATCAGGCCGTAGGAGCCCCCGGCCGGCGATCCAGCGGTGGCCTGGATGCCCCAAAAGCGGTGCGCGCCCAACCCGGCGTTCGGGGTCAAGGTGTTCTTGAAATAGTTGGTCGTGATGAACGCCGACGAGGACGAGCCGTCGCTCCAAGAGGTGCCGTTATCGCTGTAGACGACCTTGCCGGAAGGCAGCTTGTAGTTGCCGGCGCTGCTCTGCGTCCAGGCCAGCGAATAGCAGTTCTTTGGGGTGGTGCAGTCCACGTAGAGGATCGTGTTGATGCCGTCGCTGCCGATAATCGCCGTTGCGGTGGCCGTGGACCCGTCCACGCACTTGTCGATGGTGCTGCCTGGGTCGGTATGGATCGTCGCCGAAGTGCCGTTGGCGTAGAACCGGATGGAGGCGGCCGTGGCGAGGTTGCTGCCTGCGACGGAGGTGCTGAGCGTCAGCCCCTTGTTGGTGCCGTCGTACACCATGCCGCCGGTCAACGTGGCGACGCCACTCCCATCGCCGAACGCCTCCGCCATGCCGCCGACCATGTTGCGATGGGTCCAGCCGTCACCGATCATGCGGTTGAGGATCTCGGTGCCCAGGTTGTATTCCGCTTGCGCCAAGCGAGCGATCAGCGCCGACACGTCGATGCCGGCCGCGAGCGCTTTGGCGGCGAAAGCTGCATTGGGTACGTCGGACAGATCGGCCGAGGCCGCGCCGATGACTGTTCGCGCGGCCGCGGGCGTGGTTGCAGCCACCAGCTGCTCACCCTGCAGGCTGACCGGCACGTCGTCGGCCAGCGCCCCGGTGATGCTGTCGGCGATGCCCTGCATGGTGGCGATCTGGGCGGCGGCGGCGATGCCCACGGCCACCGCGGTATCGCCGACGTACTGCGCCGCGACACCGACGTCCACCAGCGCGCCGTCAAAATTGGGACCATACTCGACGCCGTCGATGACGGTGCCGCCATGGCCATCGTTGCCGAGGCCGCCGGGGTTGTCCGCGCCGACGTCCTCGCTGTTCCAGTGACCAGCTGCGAGGCGGCCGATCGCCTCCTCCGGGGTGGGCGTCGTCATCCGACCATCTCCTCCACTTTCAGAATGCCTCTCCACAGGTCGCCCTGGCCCTGCTCCACCGCTGTGGAGCCGCCCAGGAAGCCGATCGCCAGGTCGCGCCACAGGTGGATGCCGGCCCCAGGGTCGGGTATGCCGAGGAGCGGCTTGGCCTGGTCCAACTTGAACGACAGATCCTCGAACCGCGCGGCCTCGTCGCGCGTCAGGTCGGCGAATTCAAACTGCTGCACCCGGTACGGCGTGCCCGGCCGCACGATGCGGCCACCGCCGGGCGTCCGATCGACCTGGCTCGACCATACCGGCTCGATGCGCCGGCCCCAGTTGATGCCCCATTCCGGCTTGAAGGCGCCGCCGATGTAGAGATACCCGGCGTCGAAATCGTCGCCGCGGTTGTCGATCTCGATCCGGATGGCGCGCGGGCGGAGCTGGCGCGGCGGCAGCTCGATCAGGTGCCGACGTCGGCCGACCAGGTCGGCGGCCGTCGCGTTGCCGCGCCACGCGTTGCTGGCCGACCAGGACAGGCTCAAGGTGGACCAGATGCGGCCATAGACCCGCCGCCATGCCGGCGCCGGGGCGTCGGGCAACAGCAGGGTCTGGGCGGCGTCGGCGAAGTAGGTGACGCGCCGGCGCGAGTCCAGACGGCCGGTGTAGCCGGCCAGCACCACCGCCGTGACGTCCAGGCGCTTGGGCAGCACGACGTTGATCGCCGCCGGGCCGGCGCCCGAGTATCGCGCCGCATCTTCCAGGAGGTTGGGGATCAGCAGATCGTCCAGGTCGATCCAGCCAGCATCGCCCGAGAGCGAGCCCTCCAAGGCGATGTTCCGGTCGTAGAGCTGGAACAGGCGGTCAGCCGGCGGGCTCATGCGAACAGCTCCAGCTCGATCAGGTGCCCGCCGCCGGCCGCCGGGCGCTTTCCCCAAACCACGCAATCGGTGTCGATGCCTTCCAGCGGCCAGGACAGGTGGACCTCCTGCCCATGGCGCAGCGCCAGTGTCTCGGGGGTCAGTTCGGTCACCACGCGAACCGGCAGCGGCGGCGTGCCGTCGGCGCGCGGGCCCAGCAGCTCATAGAGGTCCTGCGCGAGCTGCTGGGCCGGCGCCTCCTCGCGCAGGGCGGTCTCGATCGTGATGGTACGGGCGCCCGGCCATTTGCCCCGCACCGCGTCGGAGGTGGCCGGCGGGGGGTGCGAGGCGGTGCGCCACTCCTGCCCGAGGTCCGTCTCGGCCGGGGTGTTCCACAACTCTTCCGCCATGTCGGAGCGGCTGAAGGTCTGATAGCGCCGCCCCCACTTCACCTCGACCCGCGCGCAGGGGACGGCCAGAGACGCGTCCCAGAGGCCGATTTCCTTGATGCGGAAAGCGGACAGGCTCATGACCGGCGCGCCGACCGGCAACCCGAGCGTGCCGGCATCCCAGATGCCCATGCTGTCCGGGAGTGCCCAGAACATGCCGGAGGCGGCCAGCAGCTCCCACGCCTGCCGGTACGCGCCGCCCCGGATCCACAACCCGGCCTTCGCCGGGGCGGACAGCCCGGCAAGCGCGGTGCCGATGCGGGCAGCGTGCCCGCGCCGCGTCAGCAGCCACCGCATCAGGTCTGGCGCCGTCTCGCCCGCCCCGGCCGCACCGCGCAACCCGAAGGTGACCTGACCACCGAGCGTCCCGCCGAGCTTGTCGAGGCCGCGGGCGAGATCAGTGGCGTGCTGGACGTTGGAGGGGGCGGCGCCGTCGAAGGCGGTGCCGGTGTAGTCGCCCAACAGCGTCAGGCCCGACGCCCCGCCGCGGTCGAAGATGCCGGTGACCGCGGACATGGCGCCATCGTGCAGCTGCGCCACCTTGTCGGGGCCGTTGGCCCAGACCGCCGGCACATGGGCGGTGGTCAGGTCGCCGAGGGCCAAGGGGATGGGCTGGTCGCGCATGGAGACGTCGCCGTGGTAGCCCTCACCGGCGCCATTGCTGGTGCCGGGATAGGTGTTCGCCTGAATGGGATCCTCAAGGTCGGACCGGAGGTCATAGAAGGGAATCGACAGGCGCCCAGGCTGGCTGCCGGTGAGATCGAAACGGGGTGCCGCCGGCTTGGCCGTCGCGACACGCTCCCAGCTGGCCAGCGGCGTGCCCGGCACGCCCCACCACAGCCGCAGCTCCTTCAGGGCGCAGCCACGCAGATGGGAGAGCGCCCCATCCGCGTTGCTGGCCACCAACGTGCCGACCGCGATGCTGCTGCCCAGCCGGCTGGCATCGCCCAGCACGCGGGTCTGGTAGCTCGGCACTTCGACCATGCGGGCTGCCGACTTCGCGTTCGGCCGGTCGGCGCACGACGCGGGGAAGCGGCCGATCGGCCCGTGGCTCCACCGCGTGGTTTCGGCGGCGCCGGAGGGCCGCGTGTAGTCCAGCTCGGCCAGCCAGGTGCGCGTCTCGCTCATGCCGCCAGCCTCCGCTCCAGGAGGGCGGTGAGGTCGCGGTTGGCGCGGCGCTGCTCGGCGACCTCGATCTCCAGGCTGGCAATGCGGCCGGCCAGGGCATCGACGCTCGCGGCGATCATGCGGCCCATGTCGAGGACGGCGCGGGTGGTCTCGCCCACCGCGATCACCACGGGCGAGACGTCGATCGACGCGCCGGCGCCGCCGATGCGGTCGGCCAAGTCGAGCGACCGGCTGTGCGAGTAGACCGTCGCGGCACCATCGAACACGGCCAGCTCGGGGCCGCGCTCGCCCACCACCACAAGCTCGCCCGGCGTCGGCCGGCCGCCCTCGGCATAGCCGCGGACCTGGCGCAGCTTGGCGTCCCAGCGCGCCTGCAGGGTCGGATCGGCGCGGCGCATCGCCGCCCACTGGTCGCCCTCGCCGCCGTCGTTGTTGCCGAAGAAGCTGCCGGACACCTGATAGCCGAGCAGCTGCGACACCAGGATCTCGCGCTGCGAGGCGAGAAGGCCCGAGGGCGTCATGTAGTCGCTGCCGCCGCCGACCATGCTGGCGTAGTTGTTCTCGGGGGTGGCGCGGTAGCTCCCGGCGCTGGACGCGCGGATGGCCTGCAGCTCGCGCAGCTGCGCCTCGGCGAGGTCGATCTGCCGCTGCGCCGCCGATACCTGGGAGGTGGCCCGGTCGCGGATCGCCGCCTGGACGGTCAGCACCTCCTGCTCGCGCGCCCGGTACTCCGGCTGGTTGGCGTAATAGGCGCGGGCGGTCTCCAGATACGGGCGCCACAGGCTGTTGACGTCGTCGGCCGCCTTCTGCCGGTCGTTGTCGTTGGCCGCCGTAAGGAAGCGGCTGTACGCCTCGTCGAACAGCCGCTTGCCCTCGTCCACCCGTTCCTTCTCGTTGAGCGTGGACAGGTTCTTGTCGAGGCGCAGGCTGTTGGTGGCCGAGATCATGGCCTCGCGGACGCGGCCCCAGCCCTGCACCACCTGGCCTTGGGCGGACACGAACTCGCTGAACGCGGAGATCTGCTCGTCGCGCAGCTGGTTGACCGCTTGCGTGGCCGACTGGTAGCGCTCGGTCATCGTCTGGATGAGCGTGTTGTACTGCTCGCTCGTGATGGAGCCGTCGCTCAGCTCGTCATTGAGCCGGCTCAGCATGACGCGCAGGTCGTTGGCGCTGGCCGTGCCGGCGTCCTCGGCCGCCAGCAGCCCGGTGAAGGCCGCCGCCATGCCGGGGGCCCACTGCACCTGGTCGAGGCCGAGGGCGCTTAGAACGTCGGCCGCCGGGATGCGGTAGGAGCCGTCGAGCGCGGTCTCCACAGCCGTCCGCCCGGCGAGCGTGATGCGCCCGACGCTGCGCTGATAGTCGTCGATCATCCGCTGCGTGTAGCGGCTGATCAGATCCGCCTGTTCGGCAGCGGTGTAGCCGAGTGCCGCCATGACCGGCCGGAAGCTCTCGACATTGATCTCGGCCTGCTTGGTGACGGCAGCCAACCCGCGGAGGGGCTCGAAGGTCTGGCCCAAGCCGATGGACGCCTCGAAGCTCTTCCGGAGCAGCGGCGCCACCTCCTGTTCGGTGGTGAGGCCGAGGTCGAGCCACCGCTGGCGCAGATCGACGTATTGCTCCTTGAGCGTCTCGCCGGCCGTCCGGGCGGTCTCCATCATCTGTTTGACGGTATCGTCGAAGGGGTTGTAGCCCTCGGCGAACGCCTTGCGGATGCCGGTATAATCGCGTGCGGCACCGACGTCCTTGAGCAGATCCTCGGGTTTGGTCGCCTTGGTGGCTGACAACGCCTTGAGGACGTTGGCGTCCTCGATCGTCAGATCGCCCTGCGTGCGCAGCGCTTCCGTCATCCGCCGCGTGAAGTCGGTGACGGCCTCCTCGACAGTGGCGAAATGCTTGTCGATGCCGGACACGCGCGAGCGGAACGGAGTTTCAGGATCACCCTCGTCGTAGACGTAGCTGATCTGCCCCAGGTCGCCGGTGGTGCGCATGGCATCCGACAACCGGCCGCCGGAGATCTGAATCAAGCCTTGCAACGCGGTCGCCGCCGCAGTGCCCACCGCCCTGGCCTGCGCCGGGTCGGCGCCATTGTCGACGTCGTAATCGCCCAGCACCGGCTGGCCGTTCTCGAACCTCACGTTCCCGCCGTAGTTCGGGCCGACCGACTTCTTTTGCGTCCCGATCATGGCCATGACCGCCGCGATCACCGCCGCAGCCGCGATACCCCAAGGGCCCATGGAGGTGCCGATACCCATCAACTGCGCCATGTACGCCGACCCGGCGCCGATGGCCGCGCCGGAGATGCCTGCCGCGGCCTTGCTGTTCGTGGCGTTGCCGACCAGCGAACCAGCAAAACCGCCAATCATGCCGTAGGGAGCGGCGGCGCCGATGGTGCTGGCCGCCCCGGTGAAGGAAGCGCCGGAGCTTGTCAGGACGTTTGCGTTGGCGATCTGCGTGGCACCAATGGTGTCCACGAAGCCGGCCGTCGAAAGACCCATGCTCTGGCCAAGCGATGAGGTGGCGAAACCGTTCGCCAGGGTACCCAGAGCGTTACTCCCGCTGTAGATCGAATAGCCGGTCTGTCCCAGGCTGATTATGTCGCCCACGCCAACGCCGGCGCCGGAGGTCGTTCCGGTTTGCCCGCCAGCCCCGCCAGCCCCGCCAGACCTGAACAGGTCGAACAGCGTCGGCTGGTTGGAGCCGGTGATCGCGTTGCTGAGCGGCCGAATGGCAGCCATCTTCAGTAGGTCGGTCATCAAGCTCGCGATGATCGACTTAGTGATGGAGCCCCAATCGACAGCGGCGCGCTTGCCCTCCACGAACACTTGGACGAGTGCGTCGCCCAAACGCTCCATCGCCCGAGGCAGGATGTTGCCGATCTCCTCCCAGGCGGCTTTCGAGCGCTGCAGCTGCTGCTCGGTGCTGGCGATCTCGTCCTGGACGCGGACCCACTCCTCGCGCTGCGCCTGCGTCCACTCCTTTCCCTTCTGCTCCGCATCGTTCAGCGCCTGCTGGTGCTTGACCGCCAGCTCGCGCGCGCTGTTGGACTGGCCGAGCAGCTCGTACTCCCGGTTCAGGGCTGTCAGCTGGTCCTGCTGGGCCTTGGCCGCAGTGGAGTAGCTGCGGTCACCGACCGACGCCACCTTGCGGTCGTAGGCCTCCATCGCGGCCGTGTAGACCTTCTGAGCCTCGGTGCCTTCCTTCAGCGCGTCCACGCCGAGGCTGAGGATCAGCTGGCGGCTGTACTCGGCGCGCTCGGCCGCCTTGACGGCCTCCGCCCCTTTCAGCGTGGCCGCCGCCATCTCCTTGTTGGCCTGGGTCTCCCGATCGACCGCGCGCACCGACTGCCCGCGGATCCGCTCGACCGCCGCCGCTTCTTCGCGCCGGTTCGCCTCGGCCACCACCCCCGGCTGCCCGTTCGGGTTCAGGCGCTCGGCCGCCAGCCGGTTCGCGTACTCGGCCTGCCGGCCGGCCGCGTCACCGTCACCAACAGCCTTGGCCAGGCGCATCTGGGCGTTGGCGGCTTCCAGGGTCTGGCGCGCCTGGAGCCCCAGCTTGGTGTTGATGCCCTCGATGCTGACCGACAGGTCCTGGTTGGCCTGCGTCTGCGCCACGGTGCGGTCAACACCCGTGGCCACGGCCTTCTCGACGTTGATCTCCGCCTGGATGCGGGCACGCGCCGACTCGTTCTGCGTGCGCTCCAGCTTCTTCTCCAGCTCGATCACCCGGTTGCGGGCGTCGATCTGCGACTGGGCCTGCTGGGTGACCAGCTGGGTCTGCGCCTTGTAGACCTGCACCGTCTCCGGCGAGAGCAGCGTGAGGGGCTGGTCGCCCTTTTTGGCCCGCTCGGCGTTGGTCCTCTGCAGCCACTCGACGGTGGCGCGCATGGCGCCCTCGGGCACCTTCAGCGCCGCGATCTGGTCGTTGATCGCCTTCAGGGCGCCGGACACGGGATCGGCCGCAAGGCGCATCGACTGAAGGGCACGGGCCATCGCGTCGGCGTGCGGCTCGCCATCGGCGAGGGCCTCGTTGACCGCCTTCTGCCACTTCTCCAGGTCGCGGTCGGCCTCGGCGACCAGCTTGTTCTTCTCGCCGAGCAGCCCTTCGGTGTCGATCACCAGATTGGCGCGCGTGCGCAGCTCGCCGAGCGCGTTGTTGCGGTCGATCAGCGCCTTGGCCGCCTTCACGTCGCCCAGTTCGGCGACGGCGGCGGCGTCGGCCCGGCGCAGGGCAGCGAGGCGGGTGTTGTTCTCCTCGGTGGCGGTCCGGCGCAAGGCCTCCGCCTGCGCCTCCAGCTCCTTGACGCTCGGGAGATTGGCCCGCCCGGCCGCGATGCCGTAGGCGTTCGGGTTCGCCTTGGCAATGGACAACTGCGTGTAGATGCCGCTGAGCTGCTGCTGCGTCGAGGTGACACCGCCCTGCTCGACCATCCGGGTGGCCTGCTCGGCGGCGTTCGCGGCGGCGTTGGTGAGCTTGGTGATCGCCTTGGACGCGCCGGTCTTGCGGTCGATGGCCGCCAGGAACTGGTCCCAGGCGTTCTCCATCCGCGCGCGCGCCTGCTGCATCGTGTCCGGCAGGGCGGCGAACTGCCGGTCGGCCTTGTCCGACGACGCCAGCAGCGCGCGGAACACCTTCTCGCCGGTCAGCTCGCCCTGGCTTCCCATCTCGCGCAGGCGACCCACCGATACGCCCAGGCCGTCGGCGATCGCACGGGCGATGGAAGGCATGTTCTCCAGGATGGAGCGCAGCTCGTCACCCTGCAGCGTGCCAGACGCGAGCGCCTGACCGAGCTGGGTGATTCCCGCCGCCATCTCCGCCGGGGCGGTGCCGGACACCGCACCCAGCTTCTGGATCGTCTCGATCAGCCGGGTGATTTCGCCCCTGGTGGCGCCCAGCGTGTCCGCATTCGAGCCCAGGCGCTGGAACACATCGACGGAGTTGTCGAAGCCCTGGCCGAGCTTCTGCGACAGGTCGTACAGGCGCTGCAGCTGCGTCGCCGCACCGGTTTCCGACCCGGTGACGGTCGCCAGCCGCGCCTTGAACTGGTCGACCTTTTGGCCGGCCTCGGCGACCGAAGTGGTGAACTCCTTGATTGCGGCGAGCGTGAAGGCGCCGGCGACAGCCCCGCCGATCGGCGCGAGGGCGCTGCGCAGCGTCCCCAGGCCGCGCGTGAGGTCGCCGGTGCTGTCGTTGGCCGCCTTGTGTTGCTTGTTCAGCTCGGCGACGGCCAGAGAGTGTTCGCGCGCGGAGATCTCGCCGGACTTCTGCGCCTGGTCGAGCAGCTCCAGCGAGTCCTGCAACGCGCGCACCCGCGCGGCGGCTGGGTGCAGGGTGTCGAGCAGCCCGCGCAGCTTCTCGCGCTGGCCATCGGAGAAGCTGACGACGTTGCCGCCGACCTTGCCCAGCTGGTTGGCCGCGTCGGCGGCCGCCTGACCCAGCTTGACCAGCTCGTCGCGCGACAACCGCACGCCGCCCACCAGGGCCGTGCCGTCGGCTTCAAGCTTGATCGCGAGTTTCAGGTCGGCCATTCGTCACCGCTTCCGTCAGCTGGGCTTCTTCGGCGGGTTCCGGCGTTCCCATTCCGCCGTCCATGCCGCCGCCGCTCCCGTCTCCATCGCCTGCAGCAGGTCGGCGGTGTCTGCGTCCCAGGGGACGGCGAACGCGTCCGCCAACACCCGCACCTGCGCCCAATCGAGCCCGAGGGGCGGGCCACCCATCGCCGGATACCGCCAGACGCGCAGGCAGCGGCGGAAGAGATCGAACCGCGGCCAGAGCGGCTCCAGGATGGCGACACTGGCGGCCTTCTGCTCCTCGGCGGCGTTCGTCGCCTCGACCACCGTGGGGACGGCACCGGTGAGCGCCGCCAGCTCGTCCGCATCCGGGGTCGGGCTGCAGGCTTTGCGCGCCATCGCCAGCCCGTCCCCTTGATCGAAGAGCACCCGCACCAGCGACGCCGCGTCGCCGCCGGCCCAGCGGTACGCCGCCTGCGTCAGTTTCCCCGCTTGCCCTCGCCGTCGAGCAGCGTGCGCATGGCCTTCATCATGGCGGTGCGGACGTTGCGGTAGTCGCACAGCCGCTCGATCAGGCGCGGCGAGTACTCGGCCAGCGTGCCGTCGGCGTTGCCGATGCGGTGATCCTCCGGCAGGCCGACCACGTAGCGCTTCAGCAGCTCGAACTCGAAGAGGCGCAGACCCTTCGTCAGCTTGGTGATCTCTTCTTCGGCCTCGGCGCGCACCTCCTCGCTGGCCCCCTCGGCGTCGCGCCGCTCGCGCGCCTCCTTCAGCTTGGCGAGGGTGTCCCGGTTCTTGGCCGAGATCTCCTCCTGGAGGTCTTCGATCTCGGTCTCCTTCGGGATCTGGAAGTCCATGTAGACGGTGTCGGTCTTGAAGATCACCTTGGGGATGGTGCCCTCGCGGTGCTTCTTGGGGTCCGTCTTCAGCGGGACCTCGATGTTGACCGGGGCAGTGACGACGACGTCGTCGGCGAGAACGAACGCAACCTTGCTCATGTGGCTTGTGCTCCCAGGCAAGCGGTGAGGATCAGCGGGCGGAGATGAGCCACTCGTCGTCGCCGACGGTGGGCAGCAGGTTCATGGCGAACTCCGCCATGGTGTCCTTCTTGCTCTCCGACACGCGCGGCGGCTTCAGCTGCGCGGCCGGGGCGGTGAAGCGCACCACCTCGCCGGCCGTCTTGCCGTGCTGGAACTCCAGCGCGCCCTTGGTGCGGGCCTCCGCCGCCGCCCAGATGTTCCACTCATTGAGGCCGGTGTACTCGGCCTTGAAGGACGCGGTGGACTTGCGGTCGGAGATGCGCACCGCGCGGCGGCCGACACGCTCCACCAGCTCCACGCTGTTGCCGGCGTCCCAGCCGAAGGTCTCCACCACCAGGTCGTTGCCGAACAGTCGGCAGACCGGCGTGTTGGCCGTCGAGACCTCGATGGGGTCGGGCCAGCCGGAGAAGTCGGGGGTGACCGTCGCGGCAAGCGCCGGCGCCGTCCAAAGCGAGGTCAGCTCCACCTCCAGCGCCGGGAAGCCGTTCACCTCGCACATCGCCTTGACGGCGCCACGGGTGCCGAGCATGGCGAAGTTCTGCTCCTGGCCGCCGGGATCCTTCATGCGGAAGTGGATGGCGCCGGACTTGTGGTTGGCGCGGTCGGAGCTGGGCGCGTAGTCGCTGCGCGGCGCCGACAGCGCGATGGTGAAGGTGTCGCCGACGTCGAAGTTCGTCCCCACCGTGGGCGTGATGACAGCCCCGCCAGGCAAGGAGAACGGCGTCGCGTCCGTCATGGTGACGTTGGTCTGGCTGTAGGCCGGCAGGTACTCGGTCGCCATCGCCGACACGGTGAACTTGGCGGCGCCCGACGGGCCGGCGGTGGTGCAGGTGAGGGTCGCCGTGCGATCCAGGGAACCGGCGTAGGCAGTGGTGCGCGTGTAGGTGAAGGTGCCCACCGCGCCGACCCCGGCGACCGCCGCCGCCGCGATCGTCGCCGTGGGCGTCTTGGCCACCTGAGTGCGGGCGGTGCCGCAGATGCGTATGACCGGATCCCAGCACGGCGTGCCGGTGCTGCCGGCGCCGACCAGCGCCAGCTTCCCGGTGATCTTGTTCCGCTTGCCGGTGAAGATCGACGGGTTGTTGCCCATGTACGGCTTGATGAACGGCAGCTCGCGCTCGTCCACCTCCAGGAAGGAGACGTTCACGTCGTAGAGCCGCAGCGCCGTGGCCCCGTCGAGGGTGAGGCCGGCGTCGTCGCCGTACTGCGTCTCCAGGGCCAGCAGGATCGTCTTGTGGTCGTAGTGGACCGGGTTGCTCGGGATCGGGGCCATGCCGCGTTACTCCTTGGCCTTGGCGGTCTTGCCGCGCGAGGCGGCCTTGGGGTCCGGGTCGCCGGCCGGCGCGAACTTCGCCACCAGGGCGGCGCTTTCCTCCAGCTGGGCGTCGGTCGGCGCGGCCGGCGGCATCTGGGCCGTCTCGTCCCGGCGCTCGTGCTTGGCCGGCACGGGGTCGGCGCCGTGCTCCTCGATGACGGTGTCGATGCAGGGCCGCATCAGGGAATCCTCCTTCAGGCGAAGTGCTGGGTGGTGAAGGTCAGGCGGGCGCGGTGCGCCAGGACGCCGGCGAAGGACACGGGCTCGACGCGCACGATGCGCACGCCGCTGGGTCCGTCGTCCGGCTCGGCGAGGCGGTTGCAGGCGCCGCCCAGCGTGGGGTCGGCCTCGATGGCGGCCTTGACGGCGCGGGCCAGGGCGACGGCGGTGTGCTCGGTCTCCTCGGCGTCGCTGAAGCCGATGTAGCCGACCACCTCCCAGTCGATCGCCACCAGCTCGCGGCCGACGCGCCAGTAGCTGGACTCGGACCGGTAGGAGACGAACCAGCCGCGCACCTCGCGGCGACCGGAAGCCGGGTTCCGCCAGGTGTAGAGATCCTTGAACTTGCCGGCCTCGGCCACGTACCGCTCCCGGTCGTGCACCACGCCGACGTCGGCGACGCCTTGGAGCGCCGCGACGATGCCAGCGCGGATGGTGGCCTCCGCGCTCATGCGGCACCTGCCAGACGGGCGAGGATGCGTGGGCCGGCGGCCTCCAGGATGCGGGCCAGCTGCTCGCGGTTGGCGTCCAGGGCCTTCTGGAACATGAACACACCCTTGGTGCCGTGATGGGCGATCTTCCAGGCGATGCTCTCGGCCGCGCGCTCGGCCTCCTGGTCGGGCAGGCCGAGCACCTGCTTGACCCAGGGGATCAAGGGCTCCACCGGCGGGCGATGCGGCTTGCTGCCCAACTCGACCGCCGGGGCGTAGGTCAGCGGCGTGCCCACCCTGCCCACGACAGCGCCGGCGCCGATGGTGGGCGTGTTGGCCTGGATCGAGCCGCGCAGACCACCGCCACCGCCAACGCCGGCCGGAGCGCGCTCGACCACCTCGCGCTGGAGCAGCAGTTCGCCCTCCAGCACGACGCGCAGCAGCTCCTCCTCGACGACGTCGGGCGCCTGGCGCCATGCGTCGGCGATGGTGGTGGGAAAGTCGATGCGGACGGCGTTGCTCATGCCCGCGGCCCCCGGCGGAACAGCCGGCCGCCCGTGTGCGTCGGCGTGAGGGAGACGGTAGCCGTGGCCGAGGCCGCCGGCTGAGTCGACTCGCCGCCGCCAGCCCCGACGCCACCGATGCC